TTATGCCATTTTTTGACCGTCCCTTTTTTCCTTGACAGTATATTTTGGTAGTGCAACTGTATCATGCAATTCTTCCATGATCTTATTTTTACCAATTTCATTCAACTTGGCAAACAGTTCAACCAGTTCATACGCACCTGAACCGTAACACTTTTCAAGCAGATCGCAAACCCGTTCTTTCTGTTCCAGTTCCTTCCTGTTTATTTCCATTGGTACATCATGTCCCATAAGCCAAGCAACATTGACATTCAAGGCTTGTGCCAATTTATACAGGGCATCTTGCATTGGTTCATATTTTCCGTTTTTGTACTGGCTGATTTGTGCCTTATCAAGTCCTGACCTTTCCGCAACATCAACCTGTCTTAGTCCTCTGATGTTCATTGCTTCAATGAAGCGGTGCTGAAATGTATCAGGCATTAGTGAACACCCCTTTCTTAATTATTGTTCGCCCTTCATTATAAAGCAAAGTTAAGACTTTTTCAATCAAACTTGAAAAAAAGTTAAGAAAACTTAAAAATAAGTGTTGACATATCTTTCCACTGATGATAAGATAAAGCCAAGTTAAGAGTTCTTAACTTACAGAAACAAAGCAAGTAGGAAGGAACGGGTGAAGCGATAGGGCTACACGCAAGTGACATGGTGGTCAGGCTGCCGGATAGCAGACAGAACGTGTGAAGAATAAACATGACCCGTCAAAGTAGTTGAAGAAAACAGGAACGGTAGGGCAAGAAAGCAAAGTATTCAGAACTATTTGAAGAAAACTGAACAGGCTGAACCAATCAGCACTTTACCCCTAAAACAAGAAACCGTTAAGTGGAAGAATCAACCGCACGAGATGACACAGCACTTTGTTTCACAGGTCAGGAAGTTCCCCGACTTCCTGACTATTTCAAAAAGAACTGTTGCAGCAGTTCCGGGGAAAAGAACCAAGGAATAGGATTTCAGTTCTTTCAAAAAATTGTCTATTGTATGTTGGTCAACAGGTTTTGGTGGTTTTAATGTGAAACCCCGGCGGTTTGAACAACACCGTTCAAAAAGTTCAATGATGTGTAACAGGTTTTCAGATTTTAATGTGAAATCTGATAAAGGAAAGACACCCCTGATTGTACTAAGGTGTGCTGACAATAGACAACTTTTTGAAGGAACTGGGAAAGGATAAAGGCAATGATTGATTTCATAAAAGATGCGGATTGCACCAAGGAAACGCCCGTCAGATTAGGTGTTCCTGATGCACCGATATATGGCAAGGGCATCAAATTGAAACCAAGGGTTGACGGTAGAACTGATTCAGAGCATTTCAAGAAAATCTATTTGCCGGAACTTTTACCACTTGAAGAATATGATCTGATAGTCGTTTTGATTTCCGGCGGTAAGGATTCAGTTGCTTGTTACCTAAAACTTCTTGAACTTGGTGTACCAAAGGAAAGAATAGAGTTTTGGCATCACGATATTGACGGCGGGCATCCTTCAAGGCGTATGGACTGGAAATGTACCCAAAACTATGTAAAAGCACTTGCAGATGCAGAGGGTATCAAGTTAAGGGTTTCTTACAGGGTGAACGGTTTCTTTGGTGAATTGTACCGCATAGGTGCATCAGAACCGATTGAATGGATTGACCCTGATACTGGGGAAGTCAGACAGTGCAAATTGTCAAGTAATTACCTGAAATGTAAGGAACTGAAAGAACAGGCAACAGAAGAAATGGAAGAACTTCTGAAACAGTATGGTTACAGAATGAAGTTTCCGGCAAAGACTGGTGACCTGTCAAGGCGTTGGTGTTCCGCTTATTTGAAAATATGTGTTGCAGATACCGTTGTCAGTAATCTTGACCGACTGGGTGAACTTGAAGAACTTGGTGGAAAAAGACACAAGTTCCCGGCAAAAGGCGGTACACATTCAGGGCGGTGGTGCAGCGGTAACTTAAAGGCAGCAGTCCAAGACAGTGTGACGGCAAACCTTGAAGAAACCAAGCATGATAAGAAAATACTGATTGTGTCAGGTGAACGCCGTGGTGAATCAGCCGGGCGGTCAAAGTACAATGAAATGGAAATACACCGCACCAATGCAGAAGCCAAGGCACACAGAATTGTTCATCAATGGCGGTGCTGCATTGATTATTCTGAAAAGGATGTGTGGGAACTGCTGAAACGGCATCATATAAACCCACACCCATGTTACAGGATAGGTTGGAACAGATGCAGTTGTATGATGTGCATATTTTCAACACCCCGTTTATTTGCCGGGGTAAAAGAACTTTTTCCTGATGATTATGCAGCACTAAGGCATGATGAAGAAGTTCTTGGATTCACCCTTGATAACAAAAAGAACCTTGATGAATTTATAGGTGATACAAAGTCATGTGTCTGTTGGGATGACAGGAAAGCAATTCATTCAATACTTACTGGTGAGTTCACAACAGATGATATATACATAAATGATTGGAAATATCCCGTTGGTGCATTTCATGGTGCAGACGGTGGTTCATGTTAGAAAGAAGGTGATGAAATGAAGAAAATAGTTGCAGCATGGATTGAACAGATTCTTGAATTTCCAACCAAACTTGAATATCTTGCGTACATAGAAAGCCTGAAACAAGGCAAACCGCAGAAGTTCAAGGAAACATCATTTGAACAGTTGGAATCAGGGGTTGTTAGAATAACGATCAGGAAACAGTATAACAACAATGCGTTCCCTGATGATGAAAAGGAAGGTGAAGAAGGTGTTTGATTATTCAAAGTTAAGAGGAAAAATCAAGGAAGTGTTTGGAACACAGGCAAAGTTTGCTAAAGCAATGGGAATGTCAACCGTGACATTATCTGCAAAGCTGAACGGAACGGTTCAGTTCACTGCACCTGAAATGAACAAGGCGTGTGAAGTCCTTGGTGTTTCGGTGGAATTTATTCCACTATATTTTTTTACTGAAAAAGTTAAGACTTCTTAACTCAAAGAAAGGATAGGTGATAAATTATGAAATTCAGCGAAAAGTTGAAACAGGCTATGCAGCAGTTAGGAATCAATCAGGCACAGGTTGTCGGATTGACCGGGAAAAGTAAGGGGTCAATCAGTATGTACCTGAATGACAAAACAGTTCCGTCAGAACAGGTTCAGAGTGATATTGCAGTATCACTTGGACTTGCACCTGATTATTTTGAACAGGAAGAAAAACCTGTGATCTTCAAACCTTCCAAGTGTGAAGATGGCATCCCAACCTTGACAGTACATGAAGTTGCTAAGTTGATGCACAAGCACACGAACACGATAGCACTTGGTTTACAACAGGGTGTTTTTCCTTGGGGGTATGCGATTCATACCAGTGAACACCGTTGGTCATATTTCATCAATGCAAAGCGTTTTGCAGAAATTGAAGGTATTGCCATATAAGGCGGTGATCTTATGCAGATAGGTGACAAAGTAAAAATCATTTCTTACAGAAGCAGCAAACTTGAAGGGTTAAGTGGTGTAATCACAAGAGAATATAAAGGTATTTTCGGTGTGACGGTTGAAGGTCATAAAAACCATAACAGTCAATACGGGTGCTACTGGTTAAGAAAAAGTCAGATCATTTTATTTGAAATTGAAGAAAGTGAGGATGAAGAAATGTTTGGAGATTATAAAACCGTACAGGTATCTTTCCTGAATGACAATGAAAAAGAACAGGTGTGTATGTCAAAGTACGCAATGTATGACAACTTTGAAGTTGGTGATGTGGTAGTAGTTAAAACAGGGCATCACGGCTTGGCAGTCGCAAAGATTGCAAGTATTGATGACACTGTTTCAAGGGTTGCAAATGGTCGTGAGATCGTCACAAAGGTTGATATGGGTACATATGAAAACCGTGTTGCATCAAGAAAACGTGTGTCAGAATTAAAGACCGCTATGGACGTAAGAATCAATAAGTTGCAGCATATGGCAGTGCTTGAAATGTTTTCGGAGAAAGACCCGGAAATGAAAGCATTACTTGATGAATATAAAGCGTTGACAGAACAGAAAGGTGAGGTACAGAAGGATGGAGAATAAGACAGTTCAGAATGTAGTGCATGGGTTCAAAGTGTTCAGACCTGATTGGACTTGTAACCCGACAGGTTACAACCCTAAACAGTACACTTGTCCCGGAAAATTTGAGGAAGAAGGGGAACTTGATGTTTGTGGTCACGGTATGCACTTCTGTCAGACCGCTGCTGACTGCTTCAATTATTATAATTTTGATAGCAACAACAAGGTTGCAGAAGTCATTGCCTATGGTGATGTAAGAACAGACGGTAACAAGTCATGTACTGACAAACTGGAAATTGTGCGTGAAATCCCGTGGGATGAAGTGTTGCGAATTGTCAATATCGGAAAGAATTGCACGGGTCGCTGCAACACCGGGGATTGG